TCAACGAAGTGGGCACCGATGGCCACACCACCGTCCAGGGCATTGCGGACCGTCGCGGCGAACTGGTCGAACTTGGCCGCGGCGTCCTTGAGCTTGCCGCCGATGCCAGGAATCCAGCCGAAGGCGGTCGCCGCCCCGTGGACGATCACGCCGGCCACGGTCAGCCAGGCGTTGGTGATGAAGTCGAACGCGCCCTTGAGCACGTCCCACATGAACTTGCCGGCGTCGGCCACCCCGCGGAACGCCGCGTTCACGATGGTGCGGAACGTCTCGCTGTGCTTGTAGGCGAGGATGATCCCAGCGACCAGCGCGGCGATGGCGAGGACGACCAGGCCGATCGGGTTCGCCGACAGGACGACGTCGAGAGCGGTCTGGACCGCTGTCCAGGCCTGGGTCGCCTTGACCACCAGGAAGATGGCGACCGCAGCGGTGCCGACGTACTTGGCCAGCGGACCGATCACGTTGCTGTTCTGCTGCACGAAGCCGATCACCGAGATGAGGATGGTGGCCAGCTTCGTCAGCGCCGGCACCAGTTGAGACCCGACGCCCTCCTCGAGTTCTCCGAACTGGTTCTTGAGGATCTCCGTCTGGCCGGCGGCGGTCTTGCCCTCATGCTCGGCGAACCCGCCCACCCGCTGCGCCAGCAGGTAGGAGATGTTGGCCATGTCCGTGGCCTGGTCGCCGGTCGCCTTGTAGGTGATGCCGAGCTCCTTGAGCGCCCGGGTGTTACCCAGCGACGCCTTGCCCAGCGTCGCGGCAGCCGTCGGAATGTCCTTGCCCGTCTTGGCCGCGTAGTCAGCCAGCAACGGGGTCAGCTTCTCCAGCTGGGCACCACTGGTGACGAACTGCGCCAGGACGGCCTGACCCGACGCCAGCGCGTCGTCGTCGAACCTCGTCTTGGACTCGAGCTCGGTGTTCAGCGACCGCAGCCGGGTGATGTTCGTGTCCGCGATGGCCGGGAACTTCTGGAAGGCGTAGGACAGCTTCGCCTGCTGGGTCTGCGCGTCCGCGTAAGCCTTGACTGAGTCCTTGCCGAACTTGATCGCCAGGACACCCACAGCAGCACCGAGCAGGGCCGCGTGCTGCTTGACCTTGTCCATGACCGTGGACGCCCGGTCGCGGGCCAGGATGTCGAAGACGACCGCAGTGTCAGCCACGTGCCGCCTCCTTCATCTGCCGCTGGTAGTCGTCGAGCCACCTGCTCAGCAGGTCGAACTCCTCGACGGTCAGCCGGCTGACCTCAGCTGGGGGGATGTGGAGGACGTGGGCGAAGAGTCCGAGTCGCTCGAGGCGTCGTCGTTCCCGGGGGCTTTTGGGCCTTCGGTGTCGTCGTCCCCGATCAGCTCGTCGAACTGGCGCAGGGCCGCGTCACGGTCCGCGTCGGACAGCGTCGTGTCCTTCTCCAGCTGCTCGCGGATCGCCTTGAGCTCGTGCGGCTCGTAGTCGATGCCCACGGTGCCGACCGGCGGGTCGACCTGGTTGTGCCGCAGCGTCGGGTCCTCGCGCTTGAGGTAGACCCACAGCAGCGCCCGGCGGGCCGTCGCCGAGCCCTTCAGCAGCGCCAGCCCGAACTCCTCGTAGGTCATCCCCGTGACCTTCTCCACGGCCTCTGCCTCGCTGGACATGATCTTGTCCGGGGCGAATGACCAGGTGCGCTTATCTGCGCCTTCGGGCTTGTAGACCAGCAGCACGACGTAGCCTCTCGGGTATGGAGATCTCTGGGTACATGACCGATGTGTCCTGGGACGGGTCGACCCTGCGGGTTCACGGCAAGAACAAGGCCGCTCGCGTCGCGCTCGCCGGACAGGACCACGCCACCGACGTCGTCATCCCGCGTGACCGGATCACGGCGGTGACGATCAAGGACGCCAACATGCTGGTCAACGGGAACCTGCGGGTGACCGCGGACGGGAAGACCTACCAGCTGCACTTCCGGCGCAAGCAGGCGGAGGACTTCCGTGCCCTCGCGGAGAGCCTTCAGGCGCCCGCGACCTTCTGAGCGATCCGCTCCATCGCCGCCACCAGGTAGATCCGCACGGCCGGGGCGTCCCGGAGCATGCGCTTGGTGAACCAGCCGGGCGGGATCGCCTGGGCGACCCACGTCCACTGGTCGCGGGTCTGGTCGGCGCGGGCGTAGACCGGGTGCTTGAGCCGGCCACTGTTCGTGGTCCGCGCGTCGCTGCCCTTCACCCGCATCCGCAGCCGGCCCTGCCCCACGTTCGCCGTGACCGGCTTGGACGCGATCCGCTCCGCCAGCCCACCGGTGCTCGGGAGGACCCGGGCAGCGTCGTGCGCGCTGGCCTCGAGCGGCTTCGCTGCCTCGCGCAGCGCCTTGTTCAGCTCGCGGGTCAGCTCGGCCCGGTTCGGCAGCGTCTTGAGCTTGCGCTGCAGAGCCTTGAGGCCCTGGCCCTCGATCGACATCTCGACGCCGGGCACCTACAGGGCCGTCGAGTCCGCGCTGATCAGCTTGAACATCAGCGGAGCGTTGACCTCGTCGCTGTATGCCTCGAAGTCAACGGTGGCCTGGACGACGTCCGGGCCAGTCACGCTCGGCGTGGCCTTCTTGAACTTCGCGGCCGAGACCACGATGTGAATGGTGTTCTTGTCCGAGCCGGAGATGATCGAGCCTTCCAGCTTGAGCTCGATCGCCGTCGTGGTGTTGGCCTTGAACACGTCGTAGAACGTGGCCTTGTCGAACTCCGCCGTGAGCGACCCGGTGATCGTCGGGATGTCGTTCTCCAACTGCTCGGCCTTCTGGCCGGCGTTGCCCAGGCCGAACCTCTCCGCAGCCATCGGGGCGGCACCCGTCAGGGTGAACGACTTCACGATGGCAGGGACGGTGACACCAGACGCGACCGCGAGCTCGGTGACACCGGTGACGGTGCCGCCGAGCTTGAAGACGGAGACGTTGGCGAAGGAGAACAGCTCGGCCGCAGGTGAGGCCGCGAACGAGGCGGTGGCCAGGGCGGTCGCCGTGAGCTCGGTCTGTCCATCGACCGTCAGCTTGAGCTTGGCGACCTCACCGTCGGAGACGGAGAACTCCCAGCCGGTGACCTTGACGCCCTCGTAGGTGTGCGCGCGAACCGTGCCGCCGGGCTCAGGCCGGCCGACCTGGACGGTCAGGGACTTGCCAATGAAGTCGCCGGGGTTGTGAACCTGCTTGTAGGCCGAGCCGAGGACCAGGGTCGGGGTGGTGACGGTCGACCCGAGCGCGGCCTTCATCAGCGTGCCCATCGTGCGGGTGGCGAACGCCAGTTCGAAGCCACCGCCCACCGACTCGCGGGACTTCACCAGCCGCGAGGCACGCTTGTACTTGGTGCCGACCCGCAGGCCCGTGGGCTCGAGGTAGGTCGGCTGCCACTCCAGGTTCTCGGTGTCGAACTCAATAAACTTATCCACGGTAACCGGAGTGCCCCACACGGATTCCAGCTTGAACCCGATCTGGGCGTCCAATCCTGTCCCAGTCGCCACTATGACTCACTCCCTTGAAGTTGCTTGCGGGCCCGATAGCGGGCGGTCCTGATTCGTGTCGACTCTCGGCCGCATTCGAGACAGATGTGGTTCCGGTGGCCGTTCTTGCGGACGTAGGTAGTCAGCTCGTGGCCCTCTGCGCAATGGGTCCTCTGCGGCTTCCGTCGGAAGTTGACCGATCGGGTGACGGCTTCCAGGTGGCGCGGGTTACAGCACGCCCGGACACGACAAAGATGGTCGATCTCAAGCCCTGCGGGCACCGGGCCTACGAACGCCTCGTAGGCGAACCGGTGCGCCGTCGACTTGCCGAACGCCCCGTAGCCAGTCCGGTAGATGTGACCGCCCCACAACCAGCACCCGTTCGGGTCGCCGAGGATCAAATGCCTGTCGAACCTCGCCACCGGATCTAGCGGCTTGGGTCCTGGCTTCACTCGGAGGCCTTAGCGGTGTACACGGTCCAGGTGGAGTGGGGGAAGGCGCGTGCTTCGTCGCCGTCGATGACGACGGTGGCGTCCTCGTGCTGGTCCTTCTTGGGTGCCAGGGAGCCCTCGACCTCGATGACCTCGCCGGCCTCGACGCGCTTCCCGTCGGGGCGGCCGAAGTACAGGGCGCCGCCGCTGGTGTTCTTGAGCTTGACCGTCACGCTGGGCTCCCTAGATGTGGGTCTGGTACGCAATGACGAACTCGATGCGGGCGTAGAGCCCGGCCTGGTTGCGGCGCTGGGACGGCTTGCCGGACAACAGCTGGCACCAGCCAGAGGCCAGCACGCCGCCGAGGCTGGGGTCGGAACGCACTGCGTTCTCGATCAGGCCGAGGATCACCAGCGCCCGGTCCCGCGCGGTCTTCACTGTGTCGTCGCCGGTGCCGACCAGCAGGGCGCAGATGACCTGACCGGTCTCGACCTTCGCCCTGGCGCCGAGCCCGTTCCAGTCCTGGGTGAACTCGCCCGCGTCGTCGTCCGGATTGTCGGTGCCACCGACGATCACGTAGTCGCTGGGGGTGTCCCCGGTGAGCGGCGGGCCGTCGTAGGTGGTGGTGCCTGCGGTGCCGACGACGGTCACCAGGGCGTCGGTGACCGCACCGAACTTGCTGGTTGCCATCAGGCGATAGCCGGGACGCGGTACGGCTCGAGGGCCTGCAGGATCTTAAACGGCACCGTGGCCGGCGCCTGGACCGCGAAGTCGTCACCGCCGGGCGGGGGCAGCGGGGCGGCCCCACGCTGGTCCTCCCACATCCACGCGATGTAGTCCAGCGCGGCCTGACGGATCAAGGCCGGCACGA